CACATACCTGGTTCTAATACCAAGTCACCTGACGCTGCCTCACCCCATGCAATAAAGTCTGATGAGTTTGTGACTGTGGCACCATCACTGTGTGCTGATCTTGTAGAGTTTCTAACAGCTCTTGTGATACCTGTTAACGTATTTCCTGTAACACCTGTATATGAAATTTCTTCATTTCCAACCTGAATAAAATTTGTACCTGAACTTGGAAATTGTGAAGCATCGGTTAATACAATAGATGTTCCTGATCCACCTGTTCCTGCAGTATCATCTAACAATGCTCCATTTAAAGTTGTTGTTCTAGCAGAAGTATCTTCTCCACTCCAAGAACCAAGTCCCCAACCAAAACCTTTTGCTTGAACAGCTGGCCCAACTGGAAAATAATGTTGAACTCGTATGCCACCAGATGTGGTTGCACCAGATCCTGATTCATTAGAAGGCATTGTAATAGTTAATGTTGTGCTTGTAGGAACAGTTGTTACCATAAATTTTTTATCATCAAAATCAGATGATCCAAAATTAGAATCTGTTATTGTAGTAAAATTATCTAATAATATTATATCTTGAGGATTAACACCATGAGGTGTGCTAAAAGTTATTGTAACAGTTGGTGACCCATTAGTTGTAGTAAATGCATTTGTTAATGTTGTTGTGGATTTAATTGGATGTATATCATAAAACACCCCTCCAGAAAAAGCGTACAATATCCTGTTAGTGCCTATGATAGAGTATTTTCTAGATAAACTATTTATAAATTGATGAAGCCCTCTACCAGCACCCGTTAGTTCATTAGCCCCAGATCCACCTAATTGGTTCCAACCACCTATTTTCTCTGGTATACCATATCTAAATCTAACATTATCACAATCTATCCATTGACCTTCTGCCCCTGTGGGTGTGATTTGTTTATTAATACCTGGTTGAAATCCTATTTTTTGTAGCATCTAAATCCTTTTTTCCAATAGTACTACAGCTAATATCACAGATTTTAAAGGTTTTAAACCACTTATTTATTTGTTTAATCCCTCTACATTTACTATTTGATCTACAGAATTGTAATCTTCACAATTAAAACTTAAACCATATTTTAATTTATTTATATTATTTATTTTACAACCATGATTTAAAAAAGAACTAAATAGAACAAACCTACCTTTTTCTGGTTTAACTGATATATTTAGCTCAGGAAAATCTAAAGTTTGACTATGATCGTTTAGATAAATTGCCCCAGACCACACATTAGGTAAATGATCATGGAACAAAGTTTGTTCTTTTTTACCTATCACATATCCCCAGGCATTTTTTAATTTGTAATATCTATCATAAAATATGCTATTTGAATCAACGTAGTGTCTAAATTGTGAATATAATTTTCTAAACTCCGGATCATTTAAAAAAGACTCCCAAAAAGTCATTTTACCTTTAATATTTGTAACATAATTTTGAGCGTTATCTTTTAATATTTCTTTATTAATCTTTTTAATAAAATATTTGTCATTAATATCTTTTATAGTTCCCACTATAAAAAAATAATTTCTTAAAATTTTTCGTTCTAAATGTGTATCTATAATCATTCTTTAGTGCGATGCAATGGAGTGGTGTGGTGGTGTCCATTGCATCTAAATCTTTATATCATTTTATAAACCATTGTGGAAGACCTAAATGTAAACGTTTATCAAACATATTATCCATAGCTCCAGCTGTTCTAGAATTGTTGTAATGTAAAAAAACTTGAACACACTCTTTACCTTTAAATTTTTCTCTCCAATGTTCTAACTCACAACCAGAATAAACCAACATGTCCCCTTGTTTTAAATCTATTCTAACTCCTTTTTTATTTGTTTTTCCAGATGGTTCTAAATATATTGGCCAATCGTCACCGCCAAGATTCATAGTTGTAGATATCTCACAACTAAATCTATCTTTATGTCTTTTTAAAATATCACCTTTTTTATATATTCTTGCATAAGTATAAGCTGGATATAATTTTAACTCCGTTATTTTTTCCATTTTTGGTTGACATTTAAGTAATAAAGTTTCCATGGCTATGTCTGCGTAAGAAAAATATGTGTTAGGTACTTGTGCATTCGATCCCTCATAAGATCCAAGTATAGTTTCAAATGGTGAGATATACCTTTCTTTACGACAAGTATCGTAAACTTGTTTTTTCATTAAAAAATAATTTGCAATAAAAGCTGCTAAATCTTTTGATATTGCTTGACGTATTACAGCGTATTTATCTTTTTTAAACATTGTCTTTTGCCATTCCTTTTAAGATAGCTTGAAAATTAAAATGTATAAATCTAAAAGGATCTACACCATGATCTACAGCGAAGTGATGTTCTAAATAACCTGGGAAGATAACTAAATCACCTGGTTGTGGTTTAAAATATACCAACTCATCAGCATAATTATTTACATTGTCATTTTTTTTAACATGTAGTTTTGTAGTTCGTGCACCTGTTCTTGGTTCGTGAAATATTGGATACGATGTTTCATTACTACATTTTAAAAAATAAAAACCTGATACGTGTTGATTCCAATGCACATGTGCACTGTGATGTCCACCACCTTTTTTAGAAAACTCTTGAACCCACATTTCAGTAAGAAATAATCTATACCTCTCCATATCAAAACCATATTGGTCTAAAAAATCAAAACATTTTTCTCCAACATAATTTCTAAAATCAAAAAAATCATTATCGTTTATAAGAGGGGTTGAATGATATGTTGTTCCAAAATCTCCAAATTTTTTAACATACGCTTTATTAATAGGACTAGATTTTGATTTTTTAATATATTTATCACTAGCTTTATTTAGTGATTTTAAAAACTCTGGTTTATTTTCACTATATATAGGTGTGCTAAAAAAATTTTTAACGCTCATAGGCCCACCATCCTGTTATTATATATTTAGTTTCTTTTGTTAAATTACCTCTGTGAGTGTGTGTCCAATAAGCTGGAAATATAATTGTCCTGCCTTCTACTGGTTTTATTTTTTCTTTTTGATAAAGAAATTCTGTTTCTCCCCCTTGTTTTATAGTATTTAAAAAAGTAGAAAAAACTAATATTCTATCTTTAGTGTTAAGCACATCATTATACTCCCCGTTTGCCTCAGCATGCCAACCAAAGTAAGACTGACCAGGATCATATTTTTGTATTTTTATATTTTTAAAAATGTTCCAAGGTTCTTGATTTATATGAATGTATTCATATTTTTTAACGTATTTATCTTTAACTTTTATTAATTCTTTTATAAAAGGAGCTAATTTTTCATCATTTGCATACAAAACTACTTGATTCATAATTGCATGTTGGGTGTTGTGGTTCATTTCTTTTTGATCACTATTTTCATAAATATTTATTAAATCTTTACAAACTTTTTTATTTATTTTGTCTTTAAGTATAAACATATTATTTATATTTTTCTCCACGAAACCATACCACTAGTGAATATCTCGTGCCTTTATGAACTGGTTTAACTCTGTGCCAAATAAAAGAAGGAAACAAAACTATAGATCCTTTAGATAGAGCATTTTTTTCTGTTACAACGTGACGTGACTCATCTCTTTTAATTGGATTGTATTGTCTAAAATCAAACTCTAATTCTCCGCCTTCATATTCAGAACCATCAGTTAGTTGACATGTCATAGATATTTTTCTAATTTTTGGACCTTCTTTTTCAGAAGTATCACAGTGCCAATCATAAAATTGACCTTTTTTATATTTTGTAAATTGAATTTCTTCGGGATAATCCCATTGAAAATTCCATCCTGCGTTTTTATTAGCTATTTTGACAAAAGGTTCTATTTCTTTATATATCCAAGGATCATTTAACCAAACTAAATCAGAGTTTCTTATTTTTTTTAAAGTTCTAACTTCATCTTTAGATAAATCTTTTTTTTCAAATCCACCTGTTTTAGCCATGGTTTCTGATTTTGACAAAGCATGTCTAATTATGTCATCACATATTCTCGAGGGCAAAGCAGATTTAAAAAACCAATAATTATTAAACATTTTGTATTTACATATTTATATAAGTTATAGTTTGAATAAAGTTTAAAGAGTCTTTTTGTTTATTTTCAATACTATACATATTAGTTGATGGAAACATTACAAACATATTATTTTTTAGTTGCATATTCCAACTACAACCTTTTATTCTATTATTATCATAGAATATTCTAACTTCACAATTTTTAGTGTTAATACCATATAAAAGTGTAAAATCAGCTGAGTCTGATAAATTATTAGGATTTACGTTTATTAATGACTCAGTTTTTTCGTTAGGGATATAAATACTGCCCCAAGTGTCCTTACAGATAAGATTAAATTTAAATTTTACTCTTGAAAAGTCTCTAATATATGAATCAAGTTTGCTCCAGCTTTTACAAAAAGAAAATTTTTGT